AATTACTGGTATACTTACTATTAGTATAAATATAATCTTTTGTATATCTTCCTGTAATTATAAAAGGGTCTTTATCATATTCACTATTAAAAACAACTGTTTTTTGAGGGTTTGGTTCATTTAAACCAAATCTAGCACCTTTCAGCATTTTATTATCATTTGAATAAGGTGATATTGTAAAAACATTTTTTAATATATTTGGTTGTACAACTTCATTAATATTAGTTAATACAGTATTTGCAATACCTATATTAAATTTAAAATTATCACTAGAGTTACCTGATGATAATATAGTATATTTTTTGCTATAATCTTGACAATTAACCATATTTATTCGTATAGGTTCAACAGTATTTGTTATTTGAATACCGCATTTATTATTATCATTAATATGTAAACTAATATTACTATCACTTTCTCTTAAATTTCCATCTTGTCCTAAACGCATATATGTTTTTGAATTATTAATATTATTAAACTCAACAAATGGTTTATAATCATTAAAATTTTTACGATGATAACTAAATGCAAGTTTGGTATTATCATTATTACCATTTTCTACATTAATTTTCACTTTATTTTTAATATTTTCTTGGTTATTATTATTATCATATGCAGTTGTATAGTCATTACTACCATAAATGCATAATTCAATCGATGAAGAAGCATTAATATTTGAAGATGAATATGTAATAAACTTAGCAACAGAACGATCATAGTTATTCTGTTTAACAACAAATGGAATTTTAGCATTAGCATTAATACCTACCGAATCAACTATAATTGATTCAAGAGGCGTGAAAATAATATTTCTGCCAGAATATTCAACATCATCATGGTCGACTACTCTGTTATAAATAATATTAGAAGAATATATTGTACTATTAATATCATGATATTTTATGTATCTTTTATCATCTTCTAATTTTTGTATGCGAAAGTTAAAGTTGTTGCTATTGTTATCTATAATATTTATATTGCCATATACATCTAGATCGCCATATATTGAAACAGCTGATTTTGGTATATTTGCAGTTTCTACAATAGGGTTATTAAAATCTATATGATAATTTGAATTAATATTATTATAATACATAGACATTCCAAAAGTCTTAGGGTCAATTGTTTTATCTGCGTATCCAAATTGCAAAGGACCTATTCTTTTTACATCACGTGAATCAATATCATTATGTCTATGGTTTTTATAAATAAACCATCTTTCTAGATTTCTGTCATCGCCTCCATCTCTTTCATTTTCGCATATATCAATACCACTAAATGCCGCATCATTATTAATACCTTTCCCGTCAACACCTCTATATATTCTTATAACAGAATAGTTGTAATCTTCAATAGTTGTATTACGTATTTGTAAGGGTACTTTCAGAAGATGATCGCTGTTATTCCACCCTATTGCTATTTTATTATTTGTATAATAACCATCAAGATTAGTAGTTGATTTCAAAGTTTCAATAAGTTTATCATTTTGATAATATGCATCTGAATTAATACCATCTTTTACATTTAATCCTTTCATTCTTGATGAGACTGATGAAAGACTATCATAATTAATGCAATATTTATAAATATTTTCATTATATATATTAAAATAATCCTTCTTATTAATAAATCCTGATATTTTACTTATTGTATCATCTTTTGATACATAATAATCTGTCGCTGCCATTTTTCCTTTAATATCTAGACGTAAATCATCACGAGGTAATTTATTATTTATTCCAATACCCTTATCTGTAATAGAAAACATAGGAGGATAATAAGGATCCGATTGCAATTTTTCGATATTATATGACGGATAAAAATATATATTGTTCTTTTTTACATCATCAATTCTATTTGTATTAATTATCAAACTTTTATCATCAGTATTATCTAACTCAGTATATGATACTCTACCAATTTTTGCGATAGCACCTTCTGTATTTAAAACTACTTCAAATGAATTTAATGATCTGCTATTTTTATAAATATTAAATATACCAGTAAATGGTTCATTTGCATTACCAACACTCAATCTATTAGGAAAACTTAAATTTTTATTAAAATCCAAAGTTACTAAATTACTATTAATATATGTAAAAAAATAGTTACTCCCATTACGAGTACTGCTACTAGTATATCCTTGTTCAGCATCTCCTATTTCTATTGGAGTAATTCGTTTATTACCTATAAATAAGTCAGAGTTAACTGTTAATTTATCAATTGATATTCCATTTGGATTAATAAATTTTGTATTACCTTGAAAAGTAGCATCTTTATTTACTATAATATTGGTTGTTGTTATGTTTGATGTACGTAATTCTTTTGAATTAAATATATTATCTGTATTTAATGTTTTTGCAGTTATATTATTATTAAATGTATAATTTAAACCATTAAATGTACCTTCATCCCCTATTTGTGAAGGTTTAATAGTACCTAATCCTGTGTCTGCTCGAATATATATGTTGTCAATATGTTTATAATCACCATTTTTGCTTCTAATTAATATATCATCAAATATAGATATTCCTTTAACGTCAAACTTACATGTTTGTGAATCATAAGGTTTTTGACCTAATGCACCATTATTTATTTCAGGTTTTGTATAATTTACAGATTCGCTCTTATTTTTTCCGATACATACAGTTCCTAAACTATCAATTGCCATAGCAGGATATTGAATATCATTTAAATATGTCGGAATAGCATATCCTTTATATGAATCATTAATTTCAGATGCATCTTTGCTAACATGAAATTCTAAAGGCATTCCTTTAGTTGTAGCAATAACAGCGGGTGATGTATAACTCCCTCCAATAATACCAATTGATAATTTAGATAATTTAGAATTATTTGTATCATCTGATGCATCATTTCTAATTGCTAAATGAATATTATTAAAATTATTATTTGGGGTTGAATTAATATGTAATGGATGTTTATTATTATATGTATCTACTCTTCCGCCTAAAGTTATATAGTTTGGTGAATATATATTATCAACGGGATAACTAATATCTCTATTAGCGAAGTATGTTGATACACCTACTTTGAATGGTTGTGATAGCGTATTATCATTTATTTTATTTATCATATTTATTAAAAAATTGCTATTTACTTCTCCTGCGAGAGTAATATTGCCAAATCTAAGACCTGCGACGGCATTAATTACACCATCACAGTGGATATTTTTACTAACATAAAGAGATGTATTAATGTCACGATTATGTTTCATTTCATATCGATTTGTATTAATTGCGACACCTTGATGATTAACATATAAATTATTTTTTGTAAAAAATTGGTCATTTGAATAACTACCATTAGGGTTACCTTGACTATCGCCAACAATTAGATATTCATTATCATTCAAAGATAAAGATTCAACATTACTTTGAGACTTAATGCCGATGCCTAATGAATCAATTTTAATTACAGGTTCGGATCCTTGAATAATAAAATCTGTCATTATATATATAATACTATTTTATTCTAATTAAAAGAAATAAACAAATAATATTTATATAATAAAATGATATAATGAAAAAGTGATATAATATAACACCATTAATATTTATATAATAATGAAACGCATTCAAGGGATACATAACAAAACAAAAGATGTTGAAATTATTAATCAACCATATAATAATAAGAATATCCTTCTGCAATCTAATGACTTACAAGAAATATTTAATAATAATGGATTAAATGATATTAAATTTAAAAATATTGATTTATATCGCGTTGCATTTGTTCATAAATCATATTGTACTATGAAAAATATTGATTTTGATAAAAGTAATATTAATTGTCCAGCAGATTGTTTACCACTTCAAGATATGTCTTATGAACGTCTCGAATTTCTTGGCGATTCACTTATTGGAATGATAGTTGCTAATTATTTATACAATAGATTTCCAGATCAAAATGAAGGATTTTTATCAAAGATCAGAACAAAAATAGTTAATGGTCGGATGCTAGGTTATTTATCAGATAAGATAGGGTTTCCAAGATTTGCAATAATTTCTAAGCAAGTTGAGGAAACAGGAGGAAGAAATAATTTTAAAATTATGGAAGATATATTTGAAGCATTTATTGGTGCATTATTTCTAGATTTTCAAACTGAAAATGATAAGGTTCAACTTCCAAATAATATTAATATATCTCCGTTCACAGGAGCAGGATATTTTATAGTTGAAAGTTTCATTATTTATATAATAGAGAATTATATAGACTTTTGCGAATTAATAAGAATAAAGAATAATTACAAAGATATGTTAGTATCTTATATGATGCATAATCTTCAAGATATACCAAAATTTTATGAAGTTAAAATATTAATGAAAGATAACATGCGTATTTTTACATATTGTATAAAAGACAGAAATAATGCTATAATAGCAACATCTACAGGAAGTAATAAAAAAGAGGCAGAGAATAATACAGCGAAGGAAGCATTATTATATTATAACGTAGATATATACGAATATAATTCAAATATATAAAGATATTATAGTATCAAAATATAATATTATTAATTATTTAATGGATAAATTAAATATTACGCATCTTGTTTTATCAGGAGGAGGTATGAAAGGTGTAATATTTATAGGTGCATTAAGATATATGTATATTGAAAATTTACATAAAAATATAACACATATCGCATCAAATTCGATAGGTTCATTTATAGCATTATTTATTGCATTTAAACTAACAATTGAAGAAATAGAGAAGATTATATATGATTCAAAAGATGATAATAATTTATGCTACATACCTACTAAAAATTATTATAAAATCATATCAAATTTAGGTTTATGTTCAATATCAAATTTTATGGAACATTTGAAAAAATTATTACGGATTAAATATCCAGATATTAATGATGATATTAGTTTTAAAGATGTTTCAAAAAGGTTTGGGGTTAATTTATATTTTTCAACAACAAATATCAATAAATGTGAAAATCGTATTTTTTCTATAGATGATACACCTGATATTTCTGTATTTACTGCATGCGAAGCATCTATGTCAATACCTTTAATATTTAATCCAATTGCTATTGACGGTGAATATTATTATGATGGTGCATTTTCAAATAATTTTCCTATTAAAATTTTTTCACAAGTTTCAAAAGAAAATATTATAGGGATGGTTATATATAAAGAAACAAATAGTCATGAACCTTTAAATAAGAAAATAAATATTTTTTTCTTACTAAGACAAATATGTAGAATGTTTGAAATATTGCGTATTAATCAAGTTACCGGACGTGAGATAAATTTAGAAGACAGAGATTATTATTTTATGCCAAAAAATATTTCTATGCAACATTCTATGAATATAGTTGTTAATAGGAAAGGTGTAAAATTAGAATTATCTACAGAGCAGATAAATGAAATGATACTATATGGATTTAGTAGTATGGCGGAGTATATTGATAAAAGGAAAGAATTATTATATAATAAAAATAAAATGAGGTTGCAAGATAATACAGAATTATATATATAAATTTATATATATATATTATAATATATAATGAATAATGCACCATATATATTCCTTTTAGATTTAGATGGAACAATAATAGGAGATTGTAGTTATCAATGTGATATTTATAATATACAAGAGATAATAAAAAAAAATATAGTATTAAAAAATACTAATATTAATTCAATAGTATTAGCAAAATATAAATCTTTGTGTGATAAAATTCTTGATAATTGCTATAATTTACAATCTAAATTACTAAGACCTAATTTTGCAAGATTTATGTCAGATATGAAGAAACTATATCCAAATAGTTTTTTTTTTATCTATACTGCATCTGAAAAGACATGGGCGAATAAAGAGATTTTAATTATAGAGAAGCAAAATAATATTAAATTTAATAGACCAATATTTACTAGAGATAATTGCTTAAAAGATAATAATGGTAATATTAAGAAATCAGTAATAAAAATACTACCACAATTATTAAAATCAATAAAAATGCCAAAGACACATTCTATAGTTAATAATATAATGATTATAGATAATAATCCAACATTTGTAGATTATACAGATAATTTATTAATTTGTCCTACTTATGATTACCTTAAGTTTCATAATCTATGGGAAAATATACCTCATGAATACGCAAAAATATCTGAACTTAAGCATTTTGTATCAAGATTAATAATGACTAAAAAAATGTATATTAAAAATAATCCCTCTAATACGATTATAATGGAAAAATTGCATAAATGGTTATATAGGAAATATAAAAAAATAAATAAATATAATAGTAAATATGATAACGATACTTTTTGGTTAAATCTTGCTACTTTAATTAAACATCATAATATTACAACATTTAATAAGAAAAGTATCAATATGTTATATAATAGTTTATAGGTAATACTATTATATAAATAAAACAAATATTTAATATATATTATATGATATATATATATGATCTATATAAGTTTTGATATTGGTATTAAAAATCTCGCTATGTGTATTTTAAAAAAAACTGAGAGCGAAATAAAGATATTAGATTGGCGAATAATATCTCTTGCAGATAAAAAAAAAGATATTAAAGGAATAGATGATATATCTGAGAGAATATATATGGAACTTGATAATATAATAGGTAATTTAAAAGGATTAGGGATTGATAAGATAGATTATGTATTAATTGAGAATCAACCTTCTAATTTAAATGGAATTATGAAAACTATTCAATATATAATTTATTGTTATTTCAGTTTATTAAAATATTGGGATAAAATTATTGATAATGTTGTTCTTGTTAATGCATCTCTTAAAACTAAAACGCACGACTTCAAACCGGATATACAAATTAAGATGGATGAAACACAAAAGACTAAAAATGTCAAAGGGTTTCGACGCGATAAATATAAAATGAATAAGTTGACAAGTATAGAAATTTGTAAAAATTATATCAAAGATGATGTGTATTTATGTGATTTATTTGATAATAATAAGAAAAAGGATGATTTATCAGATGCATGTTTACAAGCAGTCGCATATATTAGACAAACTGCAAGTGATATAGATAAAAATAATTATAATAAATTAACGTATTTAGAAATTTTATAATATTTGAAAGATTATTATATTATTATATATATAGAAGATACTATATAATGGCGAGTAGTTGCAGTATGACTCAAGATGGAGGAGCAAAAAAGCGTAAATTAACACCTTACAATAAATTTGTAAAAAAGATGTTCAAAGAACTTCAAAAAAAGCACCCAAAAGAAGATGCGCCTAAAATCATGAAAAGGATTGGTTCAGAATGGCAAAAAGTGAAGAAATAAAGTAGATACACATATACCTATTTAGTTGAAGCACGCGATGCAGATGAAGAAGATGGAACATTAACATCACCAATTTTTTTTGTTAAAACTTTAGTTTTTTTTACTTTAACTTTGCTATAATGAGAGCAATAAAGTATTGTACTGTTTAAATTATCTATATATGTGTTATCTCTCAAATATCCCTCGATTTTTTGTCCTACCCCCTTTTTATATTCTATATTTAATTTAAAGTAATTTATGAATTTATCATTTAGTTCTTTATAAATTAAATTATCAAGAGTAATAAGTTTGTCAGGTAATATTTTAAATTTATTATTTAAAACTTTTCCACTATTAAAATATTGTGCCTTCTTTTTTATTTTTAAATTACCTAGAGAATTTGAACCTCCTCGATAATCCATGCCTGCTTCTAAATCTTCATTCTCAAGTTCCCAAAATTCATCATACATATCAATCTGTTCAGGTAGAATAGAATTTATCGCTAACCATTTAGTTAATTTTTTAGTTCCTTCCAAACTATCTGACTTTCTTTGTATTGCAGCCGCATTAATTTGCCACCATTCAAAACCATCTAACATAGATACAGTTCTGTCAATCCACCATTTAGGAGGTGGATTATTCCATTCTTTAGGGTCTTTATAATTTTTAAATAATGATTCCCATACTGCTTCGCTGGGTAATAATATATTAGGAATATTATCCCAATCAGAACGACTAATATAATAATTTTCTTTTTGTTTATTATTTCGATAAATTCCTTCAAAAGGTAGTGGATATTTTACTACTTTTTTAACATCGCTACTATACTCATATGGAACTTCATACCCTAATGGATAATTTTTACCATATATTCTCATATATGATATCAATCTGCGAATAAAATTTCTAACAAATAATCTTAACCCTTCGTCATATTTTTTTGAATAATTTATACCATGTATAGATTTTATACCTAAAAACTCTTGCTTACGCATCCATATACCAATATACCATGAATGTGTTGATTTATTGTGATATGAGAAATCAATTTTGGTTGTATTCCCTGTACTATCACCAGTCATATAATGCATAAATACTTCTGGATAAACTGCTAATTCTAAGATTGAAGCGATTCTTCTATAAAATTCTATTAATGAATTTATTGATGTTTTTTTATGGTAATTTGCTATTCTTAATACTGCACCACCAATATATGAAAGTAATAAATTAATTTTTTTGCAATTATTAATTTTATTTGTTCCATCTTTAAATTGCTCAAATAACGCATCATATAATCCAATATTAAAATTAAGAGTGTCCTGATTATCGAACACATCATCAAACCCTCCTGCTACTAGGTCTACTTTATGCATATCGGATACTCTTAAATGAGAAAGCCCTGGTATTTTTTTAAAACAAACGCCCATATTTTTTTCAATATATTCAAAATATTCGCAAAAAAATACAACCCAATCTTCATCATTAATAGGATATTTTAATTCATCTTCTATATTTTTTGCAATCTTCTGTTTTTGTTTATCAGTTAATTCAGTTGATAAGTTTTCCAAGTTATATTCTATTTCTTTATCTAGCGCTTCTTCTTGTTTCTTTGCTTTATCTTGAAGACGAGAACTTCTTCTAGATGACATATTTATTTACGGTTATTATCTATTAGTATAAGTAGATATTATTTAAAATATGGTTGCTAAATATGTGAAACCTTCGAATAATAATTACACAGTTTATAGTATTTCAAAATGTAAATATTGCGATATGGCGAAAGAGTATATTAAAAAAAAGTCTGTAAAATGCACTTATATATGCTGTAATAAGTTTATAGAAACATGTAGAGAGAGAGATAATTTTTATGGTTTTATTAAACAATATACAAAAATTCCATATTTCTATTTTCCAATGATATTTAAGAATGGTAAATTTATAGGAGGAGTAAAAGAATTATTACATAATAAAAAGATATAAAAGATATTAAGATATATAAAGTATAAAAGTATATTAAATGATTGCTGTTGATGGAATTATTCTTGTAATAAGTTGTCAAAAACATTTATCTACAAGATTAAAAGAGATTAATCTTAAAGAAAATTATGAAAATTGGAAAGTTATTAATGTGATTGGTGATTTGTTTTTAGATTGTGATTATAAACTTGAAGGAAACTTAATGACTATTAAGTGTGAAGATTC